TATCTATGAGTTAGACTTCACAGTAAACGTAAATGATCGGCATTATGCAGACCTTAAAAATAGTGGTCTAGTCAAAGTTACTGTCGGTGATGGGTCGGAGCAGATTTTTAGAATCTACAAAATCGATGAACCTATCAATATGATTAGTTCGGTTCATTGCCAACATATTACTTACGATTTATCTAAAGTAGTAGTCAAACCATTTACTGCGACAGGTGCGGTCAATATCAAGAACCAACTAGTAAGTAATATGCTAGGTTCTTATCCATTTTCAACATGGACAGACATTTCTAATACAACAAGTACATTCACCAACGATATTCCTAGATATTTCCGTGAATGTTTAGGCGGATATGAAGGTAGTGTATTAGATGTATTAAGACCTGAATACGAATGGGATAATCTTACTGTAAAACTCCATGCGAGAAGAGGTAGTGACAACGGAGTCCGTATTTCCTATGGGAAAAATTTAATTGATTACTCACAGGAACAGAACAACGAAAATGTTTATGATGGAGTCTATGGTTATGCCGTAGTCGATGAAGTTACCTACAAAGCTGATTCCTACTACAATAAGACAGGTGCGACCTATCCTAGAATTTTAAACGTAGATTTTAGTAGTGATTATGAGAGTGGGCAAGTACCGACAAGTGCAGAACTTTTGCAGAAAGCAACTGCTTATGCCCAAAACAATTCCATTGAAGTCCCTAGTATCAATATAAAGATTGACTTCATCCCTTTATGGCAGACAGAAGAATACAAAAACATTCTTCCGTTAGAGAGAGTAAGTCTAGGTGATACTGTCCATGTCTATTTCGATAAATTGAACGTAGAAGCATCTAGTAGGGTAATTAAAACCGAGTGGAACTGTTTAACGAATAAGTATGATTCGATAGAATTGGGCGATGCGAAAGCAAACCTTAACACGATCATTAACGATTCAGTAAGTACTGCCGTAGATGAAGCAGTAAGCGATTTGGATATAGATGTTGGTTGGTTAGATACCAAAGCCGAAAACATGTTCAAACTTATTGCGAATGGTGTCGGCTTACATATCACAAAGGATAGTGCCGGAAGAATCATCTTACATAACGAAGAAGACATTTCTCAATCCAAATACCAATACATGATAACTGCCCAAGGATTCATGATGAGTGATGATTATGGTCAAGAAGGTTCATGGCGAAGCGGTTGGACTACAAGTGGCGATGCCTACATGAATTCGTTGTCTACTATTGTATTGGATGCATTAGAGATTCATGGTTCTACCATCACAGGTTCTGTTATTAACTTCGGTGATTTAACGGATAAGTACATAACGGCTAAACCATTCACAAACGGAATTACGTTTGATGGCACAGGCACAATTAGAATGCAACCACAAGAGTATTTCTATGTGAACAACCTAGCAAGTGATGGAACACATATGTATAACCAAATCGTTATGAACAAACAAGGTTCTACATATAATTCCAATCTCGTTGAGTTGATTAACTACGATGATACACAGAACTATTTAACGGCAAACTTCATTGAGATGGATGCCCATATGAACGAAGGTGGTGTAGTATATAACAGAACCATTTTCAATAACTATTCAACTGTCACAGGAACACAATATAATGGCAACTATTTCGGTCTGTTTGCCGGAAGTACATACAACACATCGAGGTTTAACAATTATAAACTCAACCAAGTTCCTGGCAATAGTCCTTTGGTTGCTAACACTTTGTTGCTGAACACAAATAGCACAGACAACAGAACAAGGGCACAGTTAGTAAACAAAAACTTCCAAAGCGATCAGGATGCAAACTATCTAACTCTAAACAGTACTGCTTCACAAAATACCACATGGCTTTATAACAGGCATACAGATACTGATCAAACTGCCAACGGCATCTATATGTATAGTTTGAAAACAAGTTCAAAAAACTACATGGAAATATTCAATAGAGGTTTTGAGTATGGTGGTAATGCGAACGAAATTAAAATGTCAAGCGATACAAGTGGGAATACGTTTGAACTGAACAACCGAGATGGTAGCAACATCATAACGAACGAACTGAAGATGTCTAGTGACAAGACTACACTTTTGTGGTCAGGAAACGATTTAAAACTGTGGTCGCAAGGAGCAGTAAGAATTGTTGCAAACACATCGCTAGGTGGCACAACAGGTGGCTCACAAGATATTTTGCTTCATGGCAAAACCATCAAGCTAATTAAAAATGGCGATGGTGAATTTTCCCTTTATAGTGGTGCTAGTGAAACCAATTCATCAAGGTGGAATCTTGTTATTCCTAATATTTCAGTAGGGCAGACAGGAAACCTTCAAGTCACAAGGGTTAGATAGGAGAATCTATGAAAACATCACAAGCAGAACAATTACTTATCAATCTCGATTCACTTACAGAATGCAAAGGTTCAATCGGCTTCAAGATTGCCTATAACATCCGTAAATTGAGTGATGAATTGAGAGAGTATGTTCAATTCAAACAAGAGTTATTCAAGAAGTACGGAGAAGAGAACGATGGGCAATTGATGATTAACAGAGAGAGTCCAAACTTCTCTTCTTTTGTTAAGGAATTAAATGAACTTGACCAAGAAATAGAAATCCCACTAATGAAATTCAATGAAAAGGATTTAGTGGAAAGTGGTCTTACGGCAAAAGAAATGGCAAAAGTGTGGGAGATAGTCGAATGAAAGTTAATATGACACCGAATCCTTTGGATGTGGTAACGATCCATGCGAGTCAAAACGATGGCGAAGCGAGAGAGTGGGAATTTGAGTTGCATAATAATGGTGAACTGATCGATACAAGTGGAATAACGGAACAGTTATTTTTTAAGGCTTATAAAGGTGGCACAGAACAGTTATTGCCGGAAAACGGAAGTGTTCCTACTACATCTCCATTTATAGGTGATATTCGTTATCCTCAAGGATTACTTACAGACCAAGAATTTCTGTACAGACAAAGTCCTACGGAAGAAGATGGACTTGCGAAGATAACGGATATAAAAGGGAATACGTTAGTTTGGAATCAGTTAGTGCAGAATGGAAATTTTGCAGATGGCACAAATGGATGGAGAAAAACAAACCAAACAGATTCTTTTTCAGTTTCTAACAATATTCTGTCATTCCATACGAATCATGTTTATGGTTCGGTTTTTAATACTTTGCCTATTGATGTTAATAATCACGTTCTTCTTATAAAAGCACAGGTAAGAACACAGGGTAACAGTGGTATTGTTAGAGCGAAACTGGTAAATGACTTTGGATATACCAATAACACTTTTGTTTTTTCAATTGAGCAAGTAAATGTATGGACTGATGTGTTGATGTATGGAACATATACGACAACACCACAGGGGTCAACCGAATCTCCTAAAATCGGTTTTCAAGACTACCGAAACATTAGTTCATCAAATCTTATTGAAGTAAAAAATGTCCAAGTTTTCGATTTGACTCTAATGGGTTTAGACATCACAGACCCAAGTGACTTTACTTCACTCTTTCCTCTTTCTTATTATTCCTACAATCAAGGTTCTCTCTTATCATTTAATGGTAATGGGATAAAGACAGTAGGGAAGAATCAATACAATGTTGATGATGCCAATGCAGATGCTTATGTTACGTTAGAAAAAAGCAATGGGGAAATTCGTGTTACATATGATGGAACAAATGCACAAAGATATAGAGGTTTCTATATGTATCGTGAAGAGCCTTATGTAAACGGACTTTTCCTTCCTAAACAATATACAGTTTCTTTTGATGTTGTCGGTACTGATACAACATGGGTTTTCGGCATAAGGTCGGTAAGCACCAATTCGTTCCATTCAACGATGAGAGCAACAATCAATAGCGATGGACATTATTCGTTTACGTTCAATCCATCTCAATTGACAGAAGACTATTATCTGTCAGCATCAAGAACAGGAAATAAAACAACGGCTTTTGATATTACGTTCTCCAATATTCAAATGGAAATTGGAACTGAAACCTCATACGTTCCTTACACCTCATCTACCTTATCCTTGCCTATATCTACATACTTTCCTACAGGAATGAAGAGTGCCGGAAATGTATATGATGAATTAACAGAGACGGGATATGCGGAGAGAACGGTATATATCAAATTTGATGGCACACAGCCATGGTCAACAAGAACAACGAGTGGAGGTTCTGTTTTATATGAATTTGTACCACCAGGCATTAAGGATGTAGGAACTCAAGCAACTGCACAAATTTCCAATAATATATATCCTTGGAATACAAATCTTTCCGAAAACAAAACTATCCGTCAAGTCAATATAACGATATCAGTAAGAAGAGATGACATAACTTCTTTACAAGCATGGTATAGCGAACTTGCTAGTAATCCTTTGGAAGTTGTTTATAAGTTGGCAACACCAACAGAAACCTCATTCACTACTGCATCATTAGTAACAGAGAATGCCGAAATCTCATTGTCTAATAATGATGGCACATTGATCGGCAAATGCACCGAAGAATTAAGTACAGAACCAGGATTCCATGATGCCAAAATCAAATTAAGTGATGGCGATGGGACTTGCTATTCTAATAAACTTCAGCTTCATGTTGAAAGGAGTCCACAATGATTGTAAACACTTATAGTCTTAATATGATTCCTGATAGGGTCTTACCATTAGTAATGGTTTCACAATACGATTCTGCTAGAAGAATCGTTTTTAATTTGTTCAATGGAACAGAAGAATATCAACCGACATCTGCGAAAGTTTTAATCGGCACGAATCAGTATGAAGGACAAGTAAGTGGAAACCAAGTTACTTTCAATGTGCCGAGCGAATTGACACAAACTGCTCAATACTTATTCGGTGAGATTGTTGCTACTGACTCCAATGGCAAGATGGGTTCATTAAACTTCAAATTTAAGGTCGATTCTACTCCGTTAGAAGTAGCACAAACAAATACACTAACTTTGAACAGATCGCTCTCTAACGGCTTAAAAACGGCTTTAGATTTGAAACTAGAGCCAACGGAAGAACAAAAGGATGAACCTATTGAGGAAGTAGTGGAAGAACCTACTGAAGAAGAGCCGACCGAGGAAGAGCAGACAGAAGAAGAAACAGAGCCAATAGAAGAGCCAACCGAGGAAGAACAAACAGAACCGATTGAGGAAACCGAGGAAACCGAAGAACCGATAGAGGAGAACGAAGATGGATTGGTCAACGATAATTCAAACGATTGAAAAAGCAGTACAAGAGAATCTTGAAACGATAGTTTTGATGCTTATCGTAGTTGGTTCTCTTAATGCAATCAATATCGTATTAGGAACGATTATAGGAACATTCACCGATAAATTCGATGCCAAGAAATTCTTCTTTGGAATTTTAAAAGCATTCGTAATCGGTTTATGTATCTTCGCATTCTGCTACACCTTAAATCTGTTCGCATTGACTCTTCAATTAACAAAGGACATCACTATTTCAACTGACTTTATTAGTACTGTCGAGGTGTTTACCATTTTGATCGTTTGGGCAATTGATATCGCTAAAGATGTCATCGCAAAAATAAAGTCAATGAAAGAACTGAAATATATAAAATACGAAGATGTCCAAATCAACGTAAACAATCAAAGTGAGGTAGGGTGATGTTCAAGATTAGGACAGAGCCTGTCGCAGTAGGAACAGAGCCATACAGATGGGGAATAGAAAGCCAATATCAATGCACATGGTATGGATATTATCGTGCCATCGAGTGTGGCTTTACTCCACCGACATATTGGGATAGAGCAACAAAGACAGG